CGTGCAAAAAGTGCATATGCATCATCTTCACTAAAGCCAATATCAATCAAGAAAAATCCATGAGGGGCAATTGGATCCCATTTAGAGATATCACAATCATCCATCATTGATTCCCAATCGTCACTTGATACGCTAGATTCCATCCATAAGGTGACCGTTTCCACGTTGAAATGGTTTTTTAATTCGCACCATTCCTTATCTGAAATAAATTCTGCATCACCATCCAAACTGTTTAAATAATTTAAAAATTCAGGGTGAATCCAAGAGCCTGTCTCATCTCTTTTAATTTCCACAGGTGTTAATTGTTTAATATCCATCACGCCACCTTCAAACTTTCTAAAAATTCTTTGCCATTGTTTAGATACTGCTTCAAAAACATTTCGTATCGTTGCTTACACGTATTTTGTAATTACCCAGCATTTTTACTCTCCTATAAACTAAATAAACAATACAATATTAATATATCAATGTCAATCATTAGGCGTTAAAAAACCACCCGAAGGTGGCTTGATGATCGGCAACGTGCGAATAGTTGCATTAGCATTGAATCAAACTTGACCACCTCAATGCTACCTAGATGAGCTTGCACCTCTATGGATGCAACGATGTTAAGCTGCATCGCCCACAGATTCGATCAATTTTGTTAATATACCAACCCATATCATTAAATACAAATTGGTAATTTTGATATAGCTATTCAATGTTATCAGTGTTATTTATATCCTGCTCCACAAAATCAGGTATTTCAGGAACATCCTCTGGATCAATGCCGCCGTATCCTGAATCCTCATCTTGTGCAATGCGGTTACGTTCATCTTCTTGAGAGATAACACCACTATCAATAAGAATCTGTGCAACCTGTGCTTTTTTGAGATTAACGTCAGCTTGCTCTGAATCGTTTAACTGGTGAAGGTTAGCAAACTCAAACACGATATTATCATCAATAGAGCCGAACAACGACATTTGCATAATGCGAATGATCTGCATCATTTGCGGCAGAATAAAAGCATTCTGTAAAGATTTAATCCAGTCGTTATAGACTCTAATCTCACCATCACTAGAAGCATTTAAACCCGATGGAGTAATACCAGTCAACTTAACCAACGGCGTATGGCTAGGCATTGCCATTAGCTCTTGAGACTTAGCCCACAGGTCAACTAAACCAGTCAACGGCGTATTGAGCTGTACCAGTTCTTCGCCTTCCATATCCATAAGCAACGTGTTTAGATTGTCACGGAACTGGTTAAGCATTTGCGTTCGCAATAGCAACTGGCTAACCCCCTCATCGCCACCGCTTAGAATATTCTCCATGTTGGTTTTTAACGCCGTTAAAGAGAATTTGCTAATCAGGTCGCTAATAGAATCTGTATCACGCTGGAATCTCTCCACATAAGGCTTCATAATCTGAATCATTGACAAGCCACCAAAGTTATAAGCTGGCTTTAATAAATCAGGTACAGGTCGCGTCACAAGTGTAAGCAATCGGTCTTGGTGAATATTGACACCTTGCACAAACCAGTTATTTACCTTATAGAAATCAAACGCCAATGGATCACTAGCATTAAACGCCGCAGGGGTGGAGTGAATTGGCTCAATTAGAATAAAACCCTCTAATGAGTCACGCGGCACGTTCTCCATCACGAGTGGCAATTCTGTCTTGTCGTCCTGCCCTTTGATCTTTACGAACAAATGAGACATGCCGAACAGCCCTTCATTCTCAATATGACGGCGTACAAGATTACGAACATCAAGGCGGTTTAGTTCTTCTTCAAGCATCTGCACCTTATCTGTTGAATCCTTACCACCATCACCTTTAACTTTAACCTTGCCCCACTCGCGGGTCATTTCTAGTGCATTAGTTTCAGGAACGTTGCGGAAATCACCAGACTGCGCCAAGATAGACAGGGTGGGGTAGCCCATGAATCCACCGAAAAACGATGGGTCGGTATTTGCATATGCAGAAATACTATTACATGAGTCCATTGCTACTGGTGCTTTTGTATCAGGTGGCAATACATGCGGCATTGGCTTGTGTACTTGGTACTTTGGCTGCGCTTTAGGCTGCTGCATACGTGCAATTAACGCATGCTGTGCTTCCATTAATCGCGTTTGCTTTTCTAAGGCTTCTATTTCGCGTTGGCGCAGGGTTTTCTTTTTGGTGGACATTAAAATATTCCTTGTAAGGCGTTAGGGTTGATGTTTAACCCTACGTTTGGTTGTGAGAAAGCAATAACAACAGAATCCGCTTTGTTTGGTGAAGGGATGCCGCGCTTTTTCATGTCTTTCTTAGATTCTACCATTACTTTGCCATTTCCATCATATTCAATACGTGGGCGTGACAATTCTGCACGCAAATAATCAAACTGCATCTGAGTCAATCCACCATTACCAACAAGAATTGAAATCATTTCATCTTCTTTGAATGTGTCGCCGTGTTCTATTGCTCTCCAAGTGTTATAGAATCTAGTTCGCAGATTCCACCATTCTTGTGCCTTAGCATTAGCAAACATATCTTCATTGGTTTTGCCGACATAAATCTTTTTCTTCGGATCACGCACCTTGCCACCGGCATTAAAACCACCGACACGTATTTTGGATTTATTGCGGTTTAGCTGTGCTTTAACACCAGCACCAACACCAATAGAGTCATAGAATAAATCGTCCAATCCTTCCTCCAACCCAATAGTATGAGCCTTGTCCGCCGTGAATATCACATCACCTTTTTTCCATTCATCAATGGCATAAACAACAGAACCATGACGGCGTGTAAATGCGTTCGCATCTTCACCCTCATCTGCAACGTCTAAGCCACCAATCTTTCTACCACTGGCTTTAAATCCAAGCTTCTCGTGTGCGTTTAACGCTGCACTAATCCACAACGGTTTAATGAATGCGTGTTCACTATCCGCAATTGGCTCACCTTCCCAAATATGCAAATACAGCTCGTAATCTTTTTCTTTGCATTCTTCCATTTCTTCACGCAATGGAGACTCATCGAAATAGATATTGTTGTTGTAGTTTGCTTTTAATAGGCATGAGTTTTTAGGAGGGTTAACAACAAAGCGTTGATAAGTGTCATCAAGGATGTTTGCAGGGTTAAAGGTCACAAATATCTTTGCGTTTTTATCACCACGAATGGAGGGTATCAGAATATCCCAAGAACGTTTAGTTACCGCTTCTGCTTCCTCAATCCACGCAATTCCACAACCTTGAATAGATTTAATCTTTGTGACGTTGTTCTTGATCCCATAAAAAACAAAAGATGCACCCGTTCCCAAGTGCGTAATTGTTTTGTTCTGAATCTCAAACTCTTTGGTGTAGCCTAGTGATTCGATTGTTTCACTCAACAACTTGTGTACTGAGTCCTCAATTGATCCTTGAAACTCACGCGCACAAAGAATAACAGTCTTTGCTCTCCTTGCTGTTTCAATAAGGATCTCGGCGACTGCCATTGATTTCCCTGAACCACGTCCACCAAAACAGATTTTATATTTCTCTGGTCCAACGAGTGGTTTAAAAAACGGTGCTGCCATTATTTCTCGCTAGGTGTATTAAACCAAAATATGCGTTCTTTCAGAATTTCATTGTATTTATACATAGCTCCAAATTGCTTATCCAAAAGGTGCCATTCGGAACTATCAATATGAGGTGGTCTACCTTTTTCCAAAAAAACACGCAATTTATCCAATTTTACTTGGAGTTCTTTTTGCTCTTCTATTACACGTAATTGATGTGGTTGCATTTTGTATTCCTATTTAAAAATATCCGATAATGGTGTGTTGATAACAGTAATCTCACCTTCATGTTCTTGCACTTGCTTATCACGCCACTTTTTAGGTTGACGGTTTTTAAGCCAAAAGATAGCACTGGTTGCATCGGGTGGATAATGCTTAACCAAAGGTGTCTCAACAATGCATCCATCAATAACCTTAATGTCTACGTCAGGATGACTGTAGCCTAAAGCTCGATGGTACAAAGAAGCAACCACCTCGCCGTCTGCAACTTCCTTACCTTTTTTTAAAGCCTCCGAAAATTCAGGATAAGCCAATTTCCACTCATAAAGAGTTGATGTTGCTATCTCAAAGAACTGCGCCAACTCCTCATCAGTATGACCAAGCAAACATAACTTATAAGCAAGCTCGTTATATTCTTCTTTATACTTGGTCGGTCTACCTACATCTGCCATAACCCACCTGTTAAATTAAGTTTGTTTAAGTATATCATATAACAAGCCACTCATAACTGGATAGCCTCTTTGAATGTGGTCATTGGTCAAACCTCTCTTGGTGAAAATATGAGAGCTAATGCAAATACCATTGCATAGATGCCGCTAAAGCAAGACATCACCTGATCACCAGTCATTAATGAGCCAAAACTAGATAGCACATAAAAACATAGGAAAAAGACATACAATTTAATCATTAGTTCAACCTCGCATCAGGTAGATAAAACCCTTTAATTGGCGGTAAAGGTTTTGCAATTAACATTGCTAGTGATAGCCTGCTTAGTCTCACGCTTCACCACCCTTGAGCGCTTGCTCTAACTCATCCGCAACAATTGATAACGCATGTTGAAATGTCTTATCTTCTGTTGTTGGGTCTCTATAATCTTCAATTAATTGCTTGACCGCATCCACCCGCTTTTGCAGCTCTGCATTTTTAGATAGGTAGTACGCTACCTGTTCGCGCTGTCTGATTGTTTCGGTATTCAAAGCAACACTAATTTTATGAAGCTCATCCACCTCGGTCTGGCGTCTTTGATAAATCACCCAAGCGCCACGCAAGTAAGATAGTGCTGTGCCTTTTGTGCCTGTGTAGTTACCTTCATCTTCATTGAATTGAAAGTTACCAATTTTGAATATGCTTGCTATTTCTTCCAGCTTCTCAAATTCACTTCTCATCACTTCACCTGCTCAAAATAAAAGACTACTGGTTTTTGGATAAATTCGACCAAACCAAAACGGATCAGGTGTCGAATCTGAGAGCAATCACGAATAACCTGCACATCTCTATAATGAGCTAAAAGATCACGCCATGCTTCAAGTGACATTGAGCGCTTGTTGTGATTGCAAGCTGTGCACGCTGGCATAAAGTTCTCAATCACATCGTGCTCAGGATTTAAGCACGTGCCATCACCATTTCTTCTAATTGCTTCAAAATGATCTGCATGCCATTTATCAGTCAGTTCAACTCCACAATAAGCACAGCGACCATCATATTTTTGCTTGAGTTCTTCACGTTGAGTCTTATTTAGTTTCATTGCTATTCACCCTCTCATCAAACTTCTTGCAATTCGGACTTATATGGTTCTCAATGTGTGAGTCGTCACCCATGTCAACAAATGCAGTCAGCCCACCTTTAACTTTGCTAGTTCCGCTTGGTGTTATAACTGTTACGCCTGTGTTGGTATCAATTCGATGCCCTGCTTTTATTTCTTCTTGGGTTGCTAGCTTAAGCCTTACTCGACTTGGCATTGCATAGATTCGCCCAGTCTTTGAGTGTTTTAGAGCTAAAGTATTGGTTTTCTCTGTTTTAACAACTTCGTATGTGTAGCGAGTTTTTTCGTACAGTACGTAATCCCCGACCTTAAACATGCTCGCCTCCAATTGCTTCGTAGTCTGCGATGGCTTGTTTTAATCTCGTTACTCTTTGCGTGTCATAATCCCAATCAAGATCAAGATACTTAACATCATGTTTTGCATTGATAATTCCACCATAAGACTTAACTAAATCAAGACTCTCAAATAGGCGTTTGAGGTCAGATATTTTAATTGTCCTATTAAATCCAATGTCCGATCTGTAATACCGAACACCTAAAGGATATTCTTCAAAATAGGCGCAAATAGCAGGCGCACCCTCAACAACTTTCCTCGCCTTTTCAACACCGTGTTCTTTTATGAATTGGATAGCATTCATTGGCTTTGCTCCTTGTCAAACCAAATAAGAAACATAGCACAACAAATAGCATGAGCTAAGTGATGCTCTCCTGTCTCAGGATCATTTTTTTCACCTTCCCACCATGCTCCAATATGTCTTTGCATAGCATCATAATAACGAGTTTTAGCATTGCTAACTTGCTTCCAATTTTCTTCCTGGTACTTTTTGGCTCCAAACTCAAGAACACTAACAACACTAGATAAAACACCTTTTGGCAACAATGACATTCTAGGTTTTGCACTGTCATGTTTTTGTCCTTTAGGTTCATCACCCACAAGCAAAGAATGAGATAGATAAGACTGCATTACACCATCATCCACAAACGGCAGTTCTTCTGGTTGGGAGTAACGTTGCCATACAATGTATTCCATGCCATACATATTTAAAGTTGTTAATTGGTGTTTAATATTATCATCCCATTCATTACTATTCTTTGTATGCCAAGAAAAATTACCTTTATCCTTCCAAAATACAAATTCTAAACCGCATTTTGTTAACTGCTCCGCCCCATCAGGCACCTTAATCCAATCTTCACCCTCCGCATCATTATCCACATCAACTACATGCAATGACCAGTCGGCAGGGTTTAGGTATTCTACTAATGTACCGCGACGCCACAAAAAACGGTAGTTAACCTCAATTGCTTCAAAGCAAAGCGATGATTCTTTATGCCATTCATTTTTTAATATTGTGTCAAAAGTATCTATTGTTTCTTTGTTGTTTCTCCCAAAAAAACAATCACCCGTTAATTTACTTTCAACGTAAAACTCTGCACCATCAGGAACTTCACAAACAAAGCCGTACTCTTTACTGTTGCTAACCCAGTATTCTCCTGTTTGAGGGTCTTTTACTAGATACTCTTTCATCTTATTTCCCAACCTGTTGATTGTTATTCACTACAATATTTTGATTCTGCGCACCAGTTGCAGACACAGCCCACACCAACGAGATAAACCAAAAAATACCCGTTACACCCAAGAATAAGTTTAAAAGCAAGATACCCCATTTAGAGTTATGCCCGCGAATAAAAGCAATGATTGTTGGCAATAAATATGCCGCTACACCTAAAACTATTGTTAGTTCCATTTTTACTCTCCCGATCGTGACTGGGAAAC